TGCCGACGGATTGGCTACGGTAAAATCAGCATGAGCATTAATAGCGGTATAAATATTATCGGCAGTCGTATCATTGGATTCATTTGGACGGAATCCCAGTGTTTCATCTGGGGATGTTCCGCCACTGGCTTCAGAAGTAAATGTAATAGTGGTTCCATTTGATTTTGTTAACTTTAATGTAATTCCTACTGCGATATTTGCATAGTCGGTAACAGTGATCGTTGCTTGTCCGAAACGCCCACCCAGTATATGTCTCGCCCAACCAACAACATCTTCTTGTCTTCTAAACGTCATAGCTGGAAGCTGACCATCTCCTCTTACGATCCAAACTTGTGAATCAGGTTCTTCAGCGTGATCCATTTCAACGATACCACTTTGGGTAACGTGTTGAGCCAGCCGGGTCATGTCAAAAGCTTGGTACCCGTCAGTCTCGAAGGTAAAACCGAATTCTCTGATCTTTCTCTTAGCTCGTTGTGCAAAGAGGACAATGTTGTCAACTCGTACTGGGGCAATTTGGGCCGACCCATGAGTGGTTTGGCGTCGAACGGTGACGTCGGAAGGTGTGATAACTGATCCAGTTGAGGAAGGAATCCATTCCCCGCCGGTGGTGCCGATTGAGAGCGTATCTTCTCCGGCTGACATCCATCGTATAGCATTAACATTGTCAGCAGAGATAGTAAAGTCAAGCCCATCATCATCTTCCACGGTTTCATCCCACGCTCCCCCCGACTCCGCTGAGTCCGGTGAGTGTGTCTCGAAGTCTCCTGTGTTAGACGCCCAGAATGTCTGCGGTTGATTTGTGTTCCCTGCGGCATATAACCTCTGCTCGAAAAATGCTCCGGTTGATGGATATCCCGTAGTAGCTGACCAAGACCCCAATCTCCATTTTGTCTCAGCAGTAGTTACTACGACATTTCTTTCTATGTCTACTGTAACGTGCGTCGTATCCGTAAAAGCTGTGATCACCCCCCATCCCCAATTGACCGTAGCATTGTCGCTTATCCTGATCGACCTGCCCACGTCGGTGGATAGAAATCCAAGACCATCATTAACTGCGACGATACTGGATGCGGTAACTGTAATACCTAACCCTGTGGCAGCAGATGCCGTCATGGTTGTTGCAGAAGCATTCTCTGCCAACCATGGGCCGTCCTGCCAAGGTACTTCAACTATTGACCAAGTTGTATTACCTCTCCTTTCGAGTCTGTATGTTGGGTAACTGCCATGAAAAAAATATAATATATCTGCTGATTGTGGCCCTTCAAGTTCGTAAAGATCTGCTTCAGCCCATGGTGCATTAACCTCCATGGGTTGATCATCTAAGAGTGCTATGTTATCAATTTGTACAGCCTTACCAAGTTCGTTTTGAAACCTTACAAAAAAATTCGCAGCCGTAGAAGTAAAAGAATAACCGTGGTACCCAACTTCAGCAACAAACGTATTAACAAGCTGGGTTCCCCCAGTAGAGGTGCCGACGCTAAAAATTAAGTAGTCACCGGGGGCACCAATAACTTGAAATTGTAAAACGTGTTCTTCAGCCAGAGAGTTGGTAATCTGTTGCTCTGCTTCAGCCTTGGTCGTCCCGTTGGACGTTAAATTCATTCTATCATTTGTTGAATCATATGATATAGAAGAACCAGAACCGGAATTATCAGACCAAGAAGCAATGCCAGAAGGGAACGTACCATTTGCAATACCTGCGGTTATACTGGGGACAGTGATCTGCCCTTGATTTCTAAAGAAGCGCATATTTCCTGCGCCTAGTTCAAGGATGTACGCTTGAGTAGTTGAAAACTCGAAACTTTTAATTCTGGATTTTACTGTGGCGCCTGTTTTTGTAGTGCCGACATAGCGGCTTCCTGAGCGTCGTTGGACGCCCCCCTCGGGGAGAGGGATCAGATTTTCTAACGTTTCAACCCCGCTGGGATATTTGTTAAAATCAGTACGGGCCGCAAGTCTGGGAGACAGTTCCCCCGTGTTCATCGAAGGCGTTAATAGGTGTACCTTGGGCATTAGTTACCGTATCCAAAACCAGAGCGATTCCGAGAATTTGCCCACGAACCTCGTGGACGGGGTTCAGCAAAAGAACCCATAGCGTCAAGAGATTTTGCTCTGACTAAATCTTTCGTTGCACGTTTTGAAAGTTGGTCTTCTAAAATATTTGAATTTGCGACAGTGATCGCCAAGTCCCGAGCTAAAGCGGAAGACAGAGCTTTACGAAACGCCGGGGTCATGAGATTAGGATCGGTCTCTTTATATGCATATACTATGTAGACAGATTCTACGTCTGTTGAAATCACATTTTGTGCCCCAACCTGCTCATGACGAAAATCTATAGTACCAATCCCTTCGTCATTGTCATGAACGGATATACTAAAAAGCCAGTCGGAAGGCAATGCAAAAGCATTATCATATCCAAATGCCGGGGCTGTAGTGGATTCTGCTAACTGGACACGCTTGGTTGCAAAGTTCCACGGGTATTCCAAAAGCTCATCCCGAATGTGGATATAGAGATCTTGAACTGCGTTAGCGTTGGGGGTGCCCTGTGTAAGCGACGTTATGCGTGTACCACCCACGAGGCGGAGAGCCACGTTAGCGATACTGGTTTCACTTGCCATGCTTACTCCTTAAGCAGCAACCGGAATAGGCTGGTCACCACGGGCGATTTTTAGGGCTTCGGGTTTTTCTTTTGTTGCGTAAACTACTTGATCTTCAACTCGTACTTCAAATACTTTCTTACCCGGATTCCATTTAACTATCCCGTTTTCTTTAATATACTCGGGGCCGTCAACTTCTTTTTCCTCTTCTACGATTAGAGGCTTGCCGGCGAAAGTTGTAACTTGAGCCGTTGTCCCTTCTATACCAGAGGCTCCTGCACCTAACACAGGTCTAAAATCAACGGTTCTGGCATTGCCGTTGATCTGGACTTCGAGAACAATCCCGTCAGCTACGGCAACGACACGTTCTTTCACAATCTTGATACATTTTATTGTATCTCCAGCCATAAAATTGCCGGTCAGTGTATCAAAGAATCCCGGTTGAAAACAGGTATTTACATCGTGATCTTTACAGATATAATTAAACTGTTTCCCATAATTCCCGTCCTCGGGTTTATTGAGGTGTTGGGTTTTTGCCTTAATCATACTTAGTTCTCCTGTTTTAAAGTAGAGAAGGGGCACCGGAGTACCCCTAATCATTAGTCTGAGTCTGTAACTGTACCAGTTGTTACGTTACTTGTATCAACTACGCCAGCCGTAGATACGGCGTTTACGATATGGGTACCGTAAGTAGAGATCGTACCAGTGCGGATCGCAGTACTCCAAACAACAACCCAGATAATATCGCCGATTGCAAAATTCTGATCGTCGTCTGCGTTATTGAAATAAGTAGCCGCATCAACGTCGGTATGAGCGTCTAGCGTATCGTAGCGGTAGTGATTGTAACCGTTAACGTGCTGAATCAGCGCCAGATTAGCCGTTGAAAAGGCCATAATAGCGGTATCCTCGTTTAGGTTATAAAAAAGGCGAACCTCCCGATTACATTACGCTGGTAAAATCTCAACGATACACGTTGCTTCAGACGCTGTACTTCCAGCCCCATCACAAGTGACTTCAATAGAAGCCCCTTCAGTGATAGCGTTAGCAGCATCAGCCGTACCAGTATCAACAGTTCCTGCGGCAGAACCGGAGGCGGTAATTGTAAGAACAGTAGCAGAACCACCATCTGTTACATTGGTTCCTGCTATTTCCATACCTACAATAGTATCCGCTTGAGCAACACCGTGAATAACCGTCCAAAGACGACTGATAACACCGTCACACGGAGATACTACCCATGCGCTAGTGGTCGTAGAGATCGCCAGCATATGGGTAGAAACATAAATCGGGGTAACTCCCAGTTCCGTAGTAACCGTACCAGATGAAACAGTATCAACCCGAAGAGTATACCCGCCTTGATTGCCGACAACAAAAATAGTGTCGTCAGCAGTCAGATTGAGGTCATCATCCGAGTTGTTGAAATACCCGGAAGTCATAACAGTTTCACGAGTATCCGTGTCAGACTTATAGGTATAGTAAGCGTTACCGGGATACCCGGTACCGTGATTATATAAATTCGCTGCTGAATAAGCCATATTCTAGCCCTCCTTAAGAAACAGGGATAGCAGCTGTGTCATTGAGGTTTCCCTCGATAACACCACCGTCATCAATCATAACGGAGTTGCCGGACATCGCATGGTTAACAAAATGTGCAGCACGGTCGCCATGCCAAGTGATATCTGCTCCAATGGAGGTTTCACCAGACATAGTACCCGCAAGGTTAGCCGGAGTTTTACCAGCAGCATAACCAACCGCAGATTTATTCCAAACGAAAACTTTGGAAGTTCCTGTTCCGACATTTGGAACGCCTGAATGGACAGTCCAAAGGACTTGTCCCCATCGTTTAAACATACCAACCGCAGCACCTTCTACAAACGGGAGGTTGCCGGGGCCGACATAATCAGAACTAGCAAATTCCTGAATAGTTGACGCAACAGCCCAGAGATGCGGAGACATAACTCCGTACATATTGCCGGGTTCGTAAGCATCATTGGATATGATAGCTTCTACCATATCCAACAGTCCTCGACGAGCTTGGCCGATGGTAGTAACAGTTAAAGTTATCGTTGTTTGAGAGGTAGAATCCAGAGTCGTAAGAATCTGGCTATCTACTTTACGTCCGAGAGCCATAGCACCACCACGAGCAATAGCCTGACGCTCGTCGATGTTGATTTTGGCTTCGTCCAGTTTGTCAACCCAGTCACCAGCGTAAAAATCCGCCAGCGTAGTTGAGATCGCAGTATGAGTCTGGTTCATGGGCGTAATTGTGCCATGACGAGCTTTAGTCGTCGCAACACCCGTTCCGATTTTCTGGAACGTAGCCACAGAGCCAACAACGTCAGTCTTATATCTAACGGTAGATTTCAGTTGAGAACCATGCCGTTGATATACGTCGTGAACGTCACGCTCGTACTGCGTAATAAACGCATTGTTAATTGAGGTAGACATTTAAGCCTCCATGTTAAATTGAAAATTCGGGCACTTGCCCATTAATTACATTTCCAATGGAAGCCGAGTTAAATGTCGAGTCGGGAAGTCTGTTAAGAGGCCGAATCTTAATTTGTTCGGGGCATAGGTCATGTTTCTTGCTATGCGGTGGGGCCGTTAGGGAAGCCACCTATTAAATATATACCATTTATAGAATATATTGTCAACTACTTACGCTTTCTTTTTCCTTTAATATCAAGTCCATGTTTCCTTCCGGCAACTTGGCCAAGATATTGTTCTACAGTTTCCTGACTTAAATCTCTGTTTCTTTTCTGATTAGGAAACTGTAAGCGTCCAATAGCTTGTTTTGCAGGGCTGTTAAGCATAAAAGTTTCGTGTTTTGGCTGTTTTATCGCTGGAGTATGAAACCCATCTGAAAAATGAAAAAACAAATCTTTAGGGTCTTCAGCATCGTGAAATTGTTGAATAGAGGAGATAGCAGTCCCTTCTGGAGAGTTATCTACAAACCCTTTAGCCATATCAATTCTTTGTTTTGTGAGAGCAAAAGATTCGCCCCGCTGGAACGTGGCAAACGCCTTATTCAAGCGGGCACGATCTACCTTCTCATTTGCCTTCTTTTTAACCGGGCGTTTTTTTCTATTTCGCTTTTCCGTCATAAGTTCCTAGTTTCTCTCCCTACAATGGGGTCGGTACCGTGTAATTTCTCCAGAACAGCGAGTTCTTTCTGATCCCACCGCTTTGCTTCTGCGGTTAATCCTTTATCCATAGCCTCATTCCGTTTATCACGGAAGGACTGTGCCCGCTCGGTAAGAGACTCCCGTTCTGTATCGGTAACTACGCTACCGAGAGAACCTTCTCCCATTTCCCGGCCAAGTTGGGCAAATGCCTTCACCAGTAGGGGATGGTCAAGCATGAAATTTCCATCGTTGGTTTCAATAAACCGAGCTTCTTCAAAGGTTTCCCCGAAAAACTTCTCACTGGCCCGGGCTGCAAAAATCAAGTTTTTCTGATAATCCTCGGCCCATTCTTGTTTTAAGGCTTCTTCTGACTGCTGGGTATATTGCTGATCGGCAACGAGTTTAGCCTGTTGCATACCCGCAATTTCTTCCCTGAATTCGGAGACCAGTGCATCAGCTGTGGATTTAGGGATGTTGTTGTCAAGAAATATGTTTGACCATTTATCCTCGCCGTCCATCATCTGATCTGTCCGCTCTACCCCTTCGGGAAGAGGAAATTCATAACCGTCTACGTCCTGTGGTACGCCTATAGCGTTTCGGTATGATTCCCATGCTTCATCATCAGCGTTGTTACCCGGGGGAACGATTGCCTTGGACAACTGTTTACGGGAGTCCATATTTGCCTTGACAAGCGCATCAATATCCGTAAACCGTTCAGCGTGTTTCGCCAGTTTATCGTCCTGAATGAGATCACGCCAGCTAGAGACATCTTCGTCCTCAAGCTGATCGTCTTCCTCAAACTGACCTTCCTCTTCTTGAGGTTCGTCTTGTAATTCTTCTTCCTGTAATTCTTCTTCTACTGCTTCTTCTTCTGCCATAATTTATCGCCTCGTTTTTTGTGTTTTAGGTGGGGGCGGAGGTGGCTCTATCATTGTAAGCCTGTGGATGGCCAAGGCCATCTTCCGTTCGTTTATTATATTTTATGGGATCGTGGGCCATATAGCCCATTCCCAGTATTTCGTTAAATACTCTTCTACCCTGTTCTGTGGCTAGGAATAACGATTTAAAATCGCTGTACCTATCGAGGTCATTAGCGTACTGCGTTGTACGCATGAATTTATCGAATAAATTATCTGGTTCCGTCGCCTTGTTTACCTTTTTAGTCGCCATTACTTCTCTCGTTCTTTTTTGATCTTCTTAGCCTTTTCTTCTTTAGCTTTTCTATTCTTTTTCATAACGCTGGTTTCATGCTTCGACAAAAGGATTCTCAAAGACTTGTCTGAGAATCTTTTTAAGGGACTCGTCATCCAAGTAGCCCTGTCTTTTTTTGGCTTTCTCCTCTCTTCCACTGCGGCGTTAATAGAGGCTGCTGCCAACCCAACACCGGCAACAGTATCAAAAGCCTTGTCTGCTGTAGTCCTTTTAAGAGGACGGCTTTTCTTTTTAGACTTCTTGACTCTACCTCCCCGAGAAGGAACAAACTTCAAGGATTTAGGAATTACAACCCCTTCTCCCTTTAACCTATCTCGGTTTATTCGTAACAGTATATCTTTATCAGACTGCGGTTTCTTATCAGGGGCTTTAGTTTTACGTCTGTCTTTTTTTATTGCTTCCCTTAATTTTTTTAATTTCTTCACCGTGGTTGCTCTTAAAACACCCGGTGATTGAATACCCCCGCCCTCACTCGATTTAGCAAATTTCTTTATAAGTGTTTTTCCTAAACGTTTTCTAGTTAAAATTCCCGGCGTTTGTATGGTTTTTCCCAAAACGGGAGTTTTTTTCTTACCAAATTTCTTTATAATTGCGTTCTTAAGTTTTTCTTTTACCTCTTTACCAAGTTTTGAATTTATTACTTTTTTTAAGAGCATTGCGCCTCCTGCTCTTAGTCCATAAGCTGCTATTATCGGTAATGGCATAATCAGGCTCCTGCTCCTTCTTCGGATTTCGGTATTGTTCTCCATTTATCCATAGCAGTAGCGCCTTTCTGTGCTGCACCAGCGGCTTTGTCTGCCATCTCCAATTGGATCATTTGCTGTTTTTGTGCGTTCTCGGCTGCTACCCTCTGCTGTACTTCTTCCTTGGTATTCATAATATCATGCGGTAAGGAAGCAGCATCGGCTTTAAATCTCGCCAAAGCATCAATATTTATGAGATGCCGAGCCTCTGGAGCTATCTGGGCCATTTGTAAGACCTCAAGTGCCCATTGGCTGGCTGCTGCTGACTGTATCTGTTTCTTTATCTTATTGACAGGTAAATCAAATTTGAACTCAACATTCTCCCCAGAGAGTATATCGGGTATAGGATCGAACGCACCGTTGCGTAACATTATCTTAAATGACCTCTCAGCGATTGGTTGGTTGTAATCTGTCTCGAATCGTCCGAATACAGGCCCAACTTCCCGAATAAACTCGTCTTTTCGTTGAATAATCTCAGTAGCCGTCATTTGTGGCCCCTGTTGCGGTAAATTGAGAATATTCTTAAAAAACGCTGCTGCAACCTGATTTCGGATATCGGTCTGCATATCCCGTGTTACGGGGAGGTTAGCTCCCGAAATCATCGGAAAAAACGGATTTCCGCCAACTGAAGCTGCCGTTTCTACATCATAATAGCTCATTCCACCGGGAAATGTATTAACTTCGTTAAAAGCACCGTCATTTGGAGCCATTAAAGGCGGATCAGCCAGACGCTGACCAGCTACGAGTATTGTCTCCCCCATAGCTTGCAGAGTATTACTATCTGGCAGTGCTATCATTCCGGGTGATCTACCGTACTCTTCTCCACTAGAAGTATCCCAACGTGGTATTATAAACGGAAAATCTTCAAATCCACCTTCACGAATAACGTGCTTAGCGACTGTCTCCAT